ATCGTTTTGACACCCATAAGAGCACTTATGCAAGATATTGATATAAAAAAATTATTAGAAGAAGATTTAGAGAACCTTCCCCCAGATACCAGAAAAAAGTACAAAAGATACCTGGTCCAATTGGACAGAAAACAGAAACATAAAAAAATTACTGAAGATTTTTTGACTTTTGTAAAACACGTCTGGCCTGAATTTATAGAAGGGTATCATCATAAAATTATTGCAGAAAAATTTAATAAGTTAAGATCTGGAGAAATTAAAAGACTCATTGTTAACATGCCTCCAAGACATACGAAGTCTGAGTTTGCATCTTTCTTACTTCCTGCATGGATGATTGGAAGTGATCCTAAATTAAAAATTATTCAAGCAACCCACACAGCTGAACTTGCTGTAAGGTTTGGTCGTAAGGCTAAACACTTAATGGATACTGAAGAGTATAAAGAAGTTTTTCCAACTAGACTTATGGAAGACAGTAAAGCCGCTGGTCGCTGGGAAACAGAACAAGGCGGCGAGTATTTCGCAGTTGGGGTTGAAGGTGCTGTAACCGGAAGAGGTGCTGATTTATTAATTATTGATGACCCTCACTCTGAGCAAGATGCTATGTCCAAGAAAGCATTAGATAGAGCTTATGAATGGTACACAGCTGGACCCAGACAAAGACTTCAACCAGGAGGAAGAATTGTCCTGGTTATGACACGTTGGAATAAAGGGGATCTAACTGGACTCTTACAAAATGCACAGACAGAACCTAAAGCCGATCAGTGGGAAGTTGTAGAGTTTCCTGCTATCATGCCATCAGGTAAACCTGTGTGGCCGGAATACTGGGATATTGACCAACTTCTATCAGTTAAAGCTTCTGTTGCACTTCCTAAATGGAATGCTCAGTATATGCAGAATCCAACTTCTGAAGAAGGAGCTTTGATTAAACGAGAATGGTGGCGCAAGTGGCCAGAGACTAGAGGCATACCACATTGTGACTATGTTATACAATCTTACGATACAGCATATTTAAAAAAGGAGACAGCTGACTTTAGTGCCATTACAACTTGGGGTGTTTTCCGTGAAAACGAAGATACCAAACCTAATTTAATTTTACTTGATGCTGTTAAGGGTAGATTCGAGTTTCCTGATTTAAGAAGAGAGGCACTGAAGCTTTATAAATACTGGGAGCCTGAGATAGTTTTAATAGAAGCAAAAGCTGCTGGACTCCCTCTCACATACGAATTGAGAAATATGGGGATCCCAGTTATTAACTTTACGCCGAGCCGAGGAAATGATAAGCATAGTAGAGTTAATGCAGTTTCGCCTATGTTTGAAGCTGGACAGATTTGGGCTCCCACCCATCTGCAATTTGCACAAGAAGTCATGGAGGAATGTGCAGCATTTCCCTATGGCGAACATGATGACTTAGTGGATAGTACAACACAAGCCGTTATGAGATTTAGACAAGGAGGACTCTTAAGTCACCCAGAAGATTACAAGGATTCTCCAAAACCAATAGATGTTAAGGAGTACTATTAGATATGTACGTCAAAGGAGTGTTCGGAGTTTTCAAAATACTACAAAAACTAGGAATTAAACCTAAAGATATTATTGGTGTGGGTGGAGATGTCGTAAAAATGGGAAAAAGCCTGTTTAATACACGTGTAAATCCAAAATTATTGCAATTTGTTGAAAAAAACGGAAAAATTCCGACAAAAATCATTGAACAAATCAAAATTCACGCAAGAACGCTAAAAAACGCGACTGAAAGCCAAAAAAAATTGTTTGAAGTCAACATTAAAGACATTTTAAACGCAAAAAACGCAAAAATAGTAAAGCCGCCAGTCACTAGTGTCCAGAGACCAGCGACAAGCGTCAAGGAACAAGCGACTGAAGTCTTTAAAGGCTGGAAACCAACAGTCATTAAAGGCGGTAAAGACGGTTTAGCAACCGGCGGAATCGCAAATCACTTTAGGGAAAGACTTGGATTTTCAAGAGGAACAACTCTGGCAAGTGCTCCATGGTTTAGAGGTACTTCATACCCAGGTACATTAAAAGCTCCTAGAGGTTATACTGGAATGCAAGCAATTTTAGCATTAGAAAATTTACCCGAACCTAGTTTTTTAAAAAAAGCTGAATCTAAAAAAGATATTGTAGAGAGAGTAGAAAAAGTTGAGAAGGATAGAAAAGAACCTAAACCACCTAAAGGTCCAAAATGGCAAGATTATTTTCAAATAGCCGAAAAAGTAACCTTTGATGTTGCAGAAAAAAGATGGAATAAAAAAGCTACTAACCTTCTTAAAAATTATTTTAATAATAAAGCTTGGACGGAAAAACCAATTGTAACAGGAAACCAAGTAAGTAGGACTAGAAAAAGTGTTATTCCTGGCAAAAACATGTGGTTCTATGAAGGTCTTAATGATTATGCAAAAGAAAAACACGGTGGAAATTTAAAATCGGCTATTAGAGAATTATCAGGCGAAACTGATCCGAAAAAAATAAATAGTATTTATTTTTCTATTACCGGTAGCGGGGATAGACGAGGATTTATTTTTGAAACTGAAGGCATAAAGATACAGTCTAAAATTCCCGTTGCAAAGAAAACTTATAAATTAACTGAACTTACTACTAAGTTAAAAGAGAATTCTGCATTATTAGATGAAAGAATTAAAACTTTCGATAAAAATAAAGTTTATAATAAAAAAGAGTTAATAGATATTTTGGGAATTGAATCGAGTGGAAACAGATCAGATAATTACTTGATGCAGATATTAAAAGATAACGGCGCCGAGTGGTACCCTTTACCAGGTGGAAAAAAAGGAATGAAATTAAAAGATGCCTTCAAAGCTTTCAAGAATTATTCTGGTGATAAAACACTAAATTGGGAAAGTAGAATCACAGGAGATACAAACCAAAAAGGAACATATACTTATAGAAAAAAATGGGATTCCGGAATAACTAATTTTGCTACTAACCTTTATAAAGGAATGAGAAGTAATTTAAAGAACCTTAAAATTGGCGACACTAAGTTATACCTTCCTAATTCAACAGCTGAAATTGGTCATAACCCAATTCCATTAGCTTATGCCGATCAGTTTGACATATTTAAGAATAGAAAAGTTAGAAATAAAGTTTTTAAACTAGGAAATACAACCTGGCAAGATAAAGACATTAACAGAGGTATTCTAATGGATGAACAAGGTAAATTGTTAAAGCCTTTAAATATCATTGAAAAATATTGGGGTAAAAAAGTTAATAAGAATAATATACAAGAATTAAATAATGCACGGGTTCTTTTACAAAATTATTTCAGAGACGTTTCTGATGATGCCAAAAGCGCAGCAGAAGGAACCACTTATATTAAATCTAATGTAATTGGAGACTTTGTTTTTACTGTTCCTAAAATAGGTGAAACAATTGGTGAAGGATCTATTAGTGTGGATATGTCTAAAGTAGACCCTAAGTATATAATCGGAAATGTCGATTTAATTAATCCTGATGCCATTAAATATGACGATTTAAGCAAAGACGAAAAAACAATGTTTGGTCAAAATGTTATAGATCAAAAAATACAGCAGATAAAAGATTTTTACAGAGATGCTGGATATGGAGTGGATATAATTGAAGATATTGTGGAAGCTCTTTTAATAGGTCATATTCCTGAAGGTGGTACAGATGCTAAAGATACAAAAGGTCTTTTGGAAAGAAAACATTTTAAGGCAACTGGTGGTCCTGTCTTATCGGGAGTTGATCAATATATAATTAATCGAGGGATATGAAAAACCCAACCTTAGTCAAAAACATGAAACACGTAAAATGGAAATCAATCCCGCCTGTAAAGGGCCCTGATCCTAGAGGCTTGATTAAAGATAAAAAACAGGATAAACCTATAATTTTGGAGAAAACAAATGGCAGAAATAGATAAGGGCTTACCTAACAGTAGGCAATCAGTTAGAATACCCTCAGAACAAGAACAAGTAGAAGTAGCAGCAGAGATACAAGAATCTATGCCGTCTCCTGAGAATACGGAGATGATAGAAAATGAAGATGGTTCTGTAGATATTAATTTTGAACCTGGTGTAGCTTCACCCGAAGGAAGTAATGATCACTATGCTAATTTAGCAGACTTGTTGCCAGATTCTATTTTAGATCCAGTAGGTTCTGAATTGTTTGCCAACTATACAGATTACAAAGAGTCAAGAAGAGAATGGGAAAGATCATACTCACAAGGATTAGAATTATTAGGTTTTAAGTTCGAACAAAGAACAAGACCTTTTCAAGGAGCTTCAGGAGCTACTCACCCAGTTTTAGCTGAAGCCGTTACACAGTTTCAAGCGCAAGCTTATAAAGAATTATTACCGGCTGATGGTCCGGTAAGATGTCAGGTCTTAGGAAGACCAACGAGAGAAAAACAAGATCAATCAATGAGAGTTAAAAATTTTATGAATTACCAGTTAATGGATATCATGAAAGAATTTGAACCAGAGTTTGATCAAATGTTATTTTATTT